ATGTATGCCTTGAATGCTTCTGCCATTGAAGGTGTTAATTCTATACCAAAACTATCAGTTGTGTCAAACCCTTCGGCTCTTTGCACTATAACCTTTCTGTCTGAATTTGCTATAATATCGTTTGCAATAGCATCAGCTTGTCTACCTGTGTTACCAGATCCTAGTATTTCACCTGTGTTTCTATCGACAACATTAAATACTTCTGCAGATCTATCTCCTGTTCTAACTGGTAATACCTCCAATGGTACATTGTTTTCTCTAGCAATTCTTTTCAAAATCTTTTCTATTTCACTTGTGTAGTGCTTACCTGATTCTGTTACCACGTCTGCACCTGGTCCGCCGTAAAACTCATACATACCAACACCTGGATATCTTGAGCTTGCAATATCACCATCCATACCACCACTTACCCATGATTGTATTCTTCGTTCTTTATCTGCTGCTCTTTCAGCTGCAGGAGTGGCAGTCGAGCCCGCATGACTGTATCTTTTTGTAACCAAATTAGCTGGAGTTACAGCATAGTAATCTGTAGCATTAGGATCTTTAAGAACAAACTTTCTGTAAGCTGCTTCATAGATATCTCTTTTGATTGAAGCATCAGCCCATTGACCACGTAGTTTGAATGGTAAGTTTGGAAATAAATATCTGTTCAAATCTAAATTTAATTTTTGAGTTAAATTATCTAAAACATCTGCTTGTTGAAATTGTACTTTTTTAGCTGCCTCGATCATAGCGTCCGTCATGTCTGGTACAGGGGTATTAGCTAATTCACGTAATTGTGCTTGTAAAGACATTAGTTGATCATATTCTTGTTTTAAAGCTGCAGCGCTAGGTAGACTCTCTCTAAATACATGCTTTCTGTCCCCAAAATAAGCCAATAATTCTTTTTGTATATCGTTATCTATTTTATCTAATGGCACATTATTGTCAGCCATGTATTTAACTTTAGCTGCAAGTTTGCCAGCCATTTTCTGTGATTGTTGGAAAATATCAGATTGTATTTCGTCTGCAAACGTTACCTTTTTGCCACCGTAAGCGCCACCTAGATCACGGTCCGAGAGACGTGACCAAGCAATCGTGTATGGTTCTTCCCAGTTATGTGCTGACACACTACTAGGCACGTTTCCTGGATCACCACGCAAATCTTTTGGATCTACAAACAAGACACGTTCTCTACTAGTGCCC